ACCGGTGAGGTCCACTTCAGTTTGGTGTTGACAACTGTCGCCTGTCCTGATAGTTCAAGATGCTTTTCGTCTTGCTCTACCTCAAGGTTAAGAGGCAGAGGTCGCTTGATAAGCGCTTTTCTGAGGGCAGGATACCCGTCAATTGAATTTGACGGTATCCTCGGTTCCACAACAAAGGCCATAACCAAAGGCCGCTGTGTGTCGCCGTGCATCTTGTGGACTGTAAAACGTCCATCGTGATGCCACCGACCGATAGCAGGAGCACCCTTTTTAACATAAGGGTAATGCTTCAATACTCGCTTAGCGCGAGTATCGAGCCATCCTACTGTCAGGTCCCATCCACCAAGCTCGTAGAGCTGGTTTCTGAAACTAACAAAGGAGGACACTGCCGAACCATCATGATGTGATTCAATCGGATCGTGCTTAAGTCGAACTATTCCGACATTGTAACCGTCGTAATAGTCGCCGCCGCATGACTCTCTGAACTTACCTGTCCAGAAAGACTTGCTCCGATTCACCAGGGCCCCAAAGGCCTCAAGTGTTTGAATCACACTCTCAACAAATTCTACGGGGACTAGAATGTCATCCCCGTAGACGCGCACAGACCCATACATCGACGTAATGTCAGTTTGGGTCAGAGGGCGTTTGAGGGCTCGCTCTATACCGAGAAAGATCAAGGTGCAAAACACCATGCTCTCTACGGGAAAAGTAAGCCCTGAACCCATTGATGCGAACTTGGCCAGGCGGATTACGCCATGACCAGGCACATCAGCTCTGCGACTACGAGACGCTTGAACTGCCTTTCCAAGGTTGGAAAAGTTATCAAATGTCGCAATTGCGAGCTGATTAGACACACGATCCGAGGCTTCCTTCATATCGAGGGTAGCCAGCCGCCCGTCACGGGAGGCACTTCTGGCCATAAGCTGGTTAGGCTCTTGGCTGTCGAAGCAAATCAGGTTCCGTGCGTTATCATCGCGCCGGAATTCCTCTCTCATCATATCCATGATACCGAGCTGAATGTACATGTTGTACGTTGGCTCCATGGCTATAATGCGAGGTGTGGTAGCATTTTTAACGACAGAAGATACCCTAACGGGTATCTCCTGCGAGGGTTCGTGAAAGTCAACATGGTCTGCGATAAGTTGAATCTCATCGTAGGATGTGCAAACTGTCTCCCAGTAGGGAAACTCTTTGTCCAACCGGGAAGAATACCTTTGTAAGGTATACTTCTGATTGCCGACCAAGCGGTCGGCAGTCTGGCCCGGTCCATGTCGTGGTATCAGCTCCCCGTCGTAGATCCTTCGATCGAGACGGGAATTGACGCGTCTCCAGAGGAGACTAGCCATACGGCCGTAGTCCAAGAAATCAACAGGGCTACGAGCGCGATCACCACGCTTGACTTCCAACTCACACTCGACGTATTGCGTATACGCGGCCTGGATTCGTTCATTAGAACACTCCTTTTTGATCTTTCCGAACGCCATTGTTATCTGGCGCACGGTCTGGATCGCCTGTATAGACGGATCGTCGAGCAAACACCCACTCCACCGGTCGAAGACCAACTCCAATAGCCCACCTAGAAATATAGGGAGCTTACCCCGCTTGCGGAAACCCGCAAAAAGGGAGGGAGTGACGGCGCCATCGGCTAGGGCCTTTTGGAGGTCCTTACCGTACGCCGGCAGGGAAATCGTGATAAACGATTCCCCCTCGGTCTCAAACCGACCCTGGACGTATTTAAAGTCCAGGTTGGTGCTTGTGTGACACCGCCTCTCCGCATCTGCGAAGAGGCACTGTAGAAGTAACATCAGGCTTTTCAATCATTCCTCCAATGGGGGTAGTGATATCCATAGCCATGGCGTTCAGTGTGGAAACCGGCCTCAGCGCATGAGGATCACGACAAAAGCCGTGATCATCAGAACCAAAGCCAACCTCCACGCAAAGGAGAGAGCGATTAGCTCTCTCCGCCGATGATCTTGATCAGAAGGGCGTCAGTCGACGCGGTCAGGGCGGCAATAAGCCCCTTGACAACATCCTTCTGTTCAGTCACGGTGAGACCCACGAGGGGCACATCGATGTTGACAAAAGCCGACATCGAGGCCTCGCGGTTCACCCCTGCAAGCAGGGGATCAGCCGCGATCTTCGAGAAGTCCACACGCACCGAACGGCGCGTGCGGGTCTTCCCGGGGTTGTGGGTCACACGGAGGCGGACCGTACGGTCGTCCTTCGTGTACACCGCGGTGTCAACACCGGATCCGGTACGGGGCAACGAATGCGCCGTACCTCCGATGGTGACACTCTGAGGATCAGCAAGTGCCATGGCATTACTCCTTACAGGTGATCACGAGGGACAAATCCCTCGTAACTTGTGATGGTGCGCCGAGTATTATTAGGCGCCCTACCCCCGGGTCATCCCGAGGGCAGCGAGAATGGCTATCTGATTAGCTGACAAGTCAGAATCAGTAAAACCAAACCCGAAAGGGTTTGCTTTCCCGCGTTGTTTGGTAACACGCGAGGTGGTTTGGCTGTATGCCCCTCCCGGGGCTTTCTTCCAAACAGACGATAAGGTCCCTGTTGGGGACCTATACCACAGGCCCTCCGGCCATGTGATAGTCTGCACTTGCTGCGTTGTACGCATCAAGTAACCATACTGCATAACGAGGTCGTCGTTGAGTAGCGCCGAGGCGTTACCAATGGCATCACCGAAGTTGATGAACCAATCTGACAACCACGTCCAAGGTGCGAGGTTCCAAAGAACCTCTGGATCAAGTCGAGTCCCCAAAAGGAGATTCGCTCTCTCTTCGAAAAGAGAGAGCTCCATCAGTGCTTCTGGCACTGACCGGTGATAAAACCGGAACCCACCCGAGAACCAAGTGTTCTCGATGGTTTGATTGACTTGTTCCGGCACCTGTCCAGACGGCCTGAAGGTCACATGATCTTCAGGCGGGTACCCCCAAGGGGTACCTGTACCACGGCGATAAGCTGCGTGAGAGGCCGTATAGGCCAACGTAGTATCAACCGTCGTCTGGGCTGGAAAGTGGAACCTTCTCCTAACCAAACGGTCTATGTCGCGCTCATATTGTTCGAGCGTAGCACGGGCTTTTGGTACGAGCTGCACTAGTGCGGTAAGGTCTCTCAACAGAGGGACCCAACCGAACTGCAGGTTCAAGTACTCCTTTCCACCGCTGCGAAACAACTCAGCGAGTGTACGGGAGCGACCTGCCATGGATCCAATAAGGGCTGGAATGCCCTCTTTACGGATCTCCCCAAGAGTGACTGAGATGTCAATCTGGGGCTTATTAGGGCGCGCGATTCTAACTGCTTCGGCGCCTTTCATAAACAGTGCTTGCTCGGCATTACTCAATTCGAGATCGGTGTAGAAGCCGATCATTGCGTGGTCCGCCAAAAAGGCCGGACCTACGTGATTCACATCGTAGAACGGCAATGCCGTTCCTTTTTGTGTCCTAAAGGCAAGTTGCCGGACGGACGAATTCAATGTGGATCTTTGGGTAATGAAGGAAGCACCCCAATCACGGTGGGTGAAGACCCACTCAGCGCCTGTTCCCTTGACAAGTCCGCTCCGAAGAGCAGACTGTACAAGAGGCCAGCCAGTGTTGTGAGAAAGGGTGCGTTGCGACTCAGTAACTTCCTGAGTTGCGAAGGTATTAGTCCCCACAGAGGAGACTACACTTCCACTGATCGGAGTCGTTGAGTTGCGACTTTTGATCTCCATGGATATTTCCCTTCTACAGATGGATTTAGGGTGTGTTACACCCATATCCAAGACACAAGTGTCTGTGGTGCCCCTAACGGG